TTGCTGGCGTTGGAGGTTGGACGGTGATGGAAAGCCTTGTCGAAGTCCGCGAGAGTTACTTCAAGAACAGTAATGGGACGATCTTCATGCGCCGTCAGATTGGTAATCGGATTCTCTTTGAAGGACCGGCGCAAGTTGCTTTCGTCTCGTGGGATATGGCCGACTTACCATGGAATCGCAAGCCTACACAGGCGTTGGTCAAGGAAAGTCCGAAAGCGATGGTGGTGTATGGCGGATGAAGTTGACGTTCTCTTGGCCTTAAAAGAAGACGGTTACCGCCTCGGCGACCTTCAAGCCATCCGCTACGACAAGAAGAACGCCGATCTCTTCCCCGACAACTATCTTGGCCATCTCTACAATCGTTGCCGCGAGTCCAAGCGCCGGTCTGGGAACGGAATACTCGACGCTCTTTTTGGCGGCAACCCCGCATCCGACTTCAACTCTATCGTCGCCTATCTCGCTTCGCGCTCATATCTTATAATCCTTGGCCGATGGGAAGGTGATAAGTTTCACGAACTCGGATTTGCTTTTTCGGTCATCTCTTGCGGTTTCCCCCACACGGAGAAGAGTCTCTTCGGTGGCTATGGTTTTTTTCGAGACGCATGGGGCACATCCGACCAAGAGATCGTCACCATGCTGGGCCTCGCCTATCTCTTCAAGGAGCTCGACATCATCGCCTTGCACGGAATCCGCTACGAGGAGAACCTGCTCACCGCCCGGTTCATGGCGAAGTTTGGATTCAAGGTGGACGGTGCCATTCCCTACTACCAGTTGAAGGGCAACAAACTGGCGACGGGGATCATCTCTACGCTGCTACGCACGGACTTCGAGGATTACGTGGCCGACTTCCTGGTCAAGCAGTATCGGGCGGCAGAGGTCGATACTCTAGCGCCTGTGGCCGCTGCACAGCCGGTCTTCGACAACTCCCGCGAGTCGATCGATGAGCAAGTGTCCCGCCTGGCCGCTGGCGAGATTGCGGTGGTCTTTTTCCCGTACAGCGCAACCTACGTGCCGGGGATTCCTGCGGGCATGGATTTGAAGGTGATTGCGCAAGGGGAAAACGGGGCGGGCATCTACTTCTTCAATCCGCGGCAGGTCGAAGAGGCTCAAGTTGGACCGCTCAAGATTATTCCGCAGCCGCGTTTGGTTCCGCCCGCGCCCGTAATTGATGTACAGTGGCCGGAAGTCGATGAGGTCATTCCCGAAGCAGAGCGCACCGCGCCGGTCGCCGTCGAGGATCTGGTCGTCGTCCAAGCGTTCGGCGAGGACGGCGCGCTGCTGCGCGACAAGATCGTGGAGCGGACGGCCGAGGCGGTTGCCGTGCAATTCGAGGTCTTCGAGCGCCGATTCCCTGGCTGCAGGTGCGAGGTTGTGGCGGCAACCGAGGACGATTTACAGCCAGAACTTCCATTTTGAGGAGCAGCAAATGGCGTTATTAACGGAAGACAAAGAGGCTCTTCTCAAATTGAAACTGACAATAGGAGAGCGCCGTCGAGTTCGAGCACTGCGAGACTACACGGCGATCAAAAAGAAGTATTTTGGGAACACAATTCCCGATGTGAGTTGCATCTCGGTTGTGTTTGTGCCGGAGACGATCATTGAGAAGCAATGCGGGAAAGAGGGCTGCCTCGGGTGTTTTTTAGGGAGAGCCGGTGACGTATTAGCGATAATTGCCATCGAAGAAGACTCCTCAGATTGCGTTTACCTTATGACTTTGGCTCACGAAATGGCGCACTTGAAGGTCAACGGTAAGTACAGAAGAGATATGAGGCACGGGAAGTATTGGCAAGCCGAAATGAAGAGGCTTGCGCGTCTAGGGGCTTTTCAACCGCTGTGGTAAGGAGACAGAAATGAAGCCGAGAGAAGTGAAAACCGAAAACTAGCAAAGGAGACTAGAATGAAAGTGAATGTGGAAATGGATTTGGTTGACGCAATTGAGAAGACCTTCAAGGTCACTACCGTTGAAGGTCGCGAGATCCCGTTCAAGGCGAACACTATACAAAGAGCGTTCGAGGAGAAAGCTGGACGGCGAAACATTATCATGAAATCTCGCCAGCAGGGGTTTTCTACATGGTGCATTGCGAGACAGTTGATGCTTTGTCTGCTTAAACCGGGAACTAACTCGGTTGGCGTTTTCAACAACAGGCAAGAATCAGAGCACGCTTTTCTCGTAGCTGGGAGAATGCTTAAAAATATAAGGGAAGACATTCTCAAGATGTCGAATGGAAGCACGTATACAGCGTATTACTGCTTCCAGAAATCTCCGAAGGTAATCCAGAAAATAGACAACCTTCTCATCTCGGAATTATCACGGTGGAGCAATGAAGGATTTCTGGAAGATATTCGCCAGTTCGCTGCCCCGGACTACGAAGAGGTGATCGAATCCACTCCATTCGGAAACGAGGGTATCTTCAAAGATGAATGGATCAATGCTGGAACAAACGGGATAGTTCGCCACTTCTTTCCTTGGTGGATGACAGAAGAATACCGCATCGAGGGGGCAGGCGAGAACTTCGACAGGCTTACCCTGACGGATGAGGAGTGCAGACTTATCGCCCGCAATGGATTGTCTTTGGATCAAATAGCTTTCCGCAGAATGCGGTTAAAGGCCCGCACGGGACGCCCCGACGAGTTGGCGGCCTACAAGGAGTCGTACCTAGAGGAAGTTCCGTGGGTAGAGGAGGCGTGATAATAAATAAAGAGCAAAAGCGACTTGCCACTCAACCCTGGCTGCAGTTCGAGTGCCCAAAGTGCCATGCAGCAATAGGGGATGGATGTTGGCCTAAACAAAGATATAGTTTATGCCATGGAGTAAGGTTTTCCTTAATACCTGTTCAGATAAAACAAAGACTCTACCCTGTGTATAAACTCGGAAGTTGCCCTTCTTCTTTATGCAAGCGCTTTTGCCACAGTTTATGTACGGGAAGACGACATGAGGGAGATGCAGTAAACGGGATATTGTGCTCATGTCAGTGTCACCTCGGAAAGGAAATAGAGATTAAAAAGTGGCCCAAAAAGGCGAGAAACCCTCTGGCTTCTACTCTCTGCCAGAAAGGTCTAAAGAGCCATGAAAAGTGTTCTGGTATGCGCCGGCTCCCCAACAACATCCAGGTTCCCTGCGAGTGCCAGTGCCATCAGGAAAATCCATGATCGATTTCTCCGTAGATTCTTTCGTCGCCGATCGCTTCAAAAACGCCATCGACACCATCCACGACAGATTCGGCTATGCGCGCCCAGGCCGCCAGCCGGACTACCTGATGGGCCGCTGGTGCGTCCGATGTCACAACTCCCTACCGGAAGACTGGGCCGGGCCGTGCGACATTTGCGGGGCGGCGACAGGTTCGATTCTTCTCGACGGCCTGCTCGCGGATGGACCACAGTGCGCCAGCACCCCCATATACAGAGGAATCCCGCGCGAAAAATCCTGAAAATCATCTCCCGCAAGCCAGTTCCCCGGCCCTCCAGTCCTGCTATCATTTCGCCGTAGAGGTGTGGCGATATGGGAAAAAGCGCAACCAGTCAGGATGCTTCTCTTCAGGCGTCAGAGACTACCAGCGCCAATGCGGTGACTTCTAATGCTGATGCACTGACCGCACTCGCATCACAGCAAAATTCCCAGGCCAACACACTTTTCAACGAGTCAAATCCCGGGTTTGTCGCAGCTCAAAATTTCTATCAAACCTTAGCTTCAGGGGATCCCTACGCTATTTCGACCGCCACTGCTCCCGCCGCGCAGCAGATTGCTCAAGCCACAGCCGGCGCCAAAGACAATATCATGAACAACTCCCCGGCAGGCGGAACCGAAGCGCTTGCGCTGGAAAATGCTGACGTAAAACAGGGAGAGCAGGTCGGGAAAATCGCGTCTCAAGGATACCTGGGGTCGTTCAACGCTCTGGCGAAACTGGGCGCGCAAGGAATCGGCGAGAGTACCTCGATGAAAGGCGAAGCAATATCTGGATACGGGGCGGCGAATCAAGGATATACAGGGGCTTCCAATATACAGGCCGGTATTATTCAGCAGAACCTGCAACAGAAGGGCGCGACGATGGCCGCGTATACGACCCCGATCAATGGTGGTATGAAGGGGTCAACGCCGAATTATGGCAGTTCTCAGAGCCAAAATTCTGGCGGCGGTGCTGCGGATAACTTTGGCAACATCGGTGCTCAAGGTGGAG